ACAGTGTCACTTGCGTCTTTAAAGTCTTGTGAATCTTTGGTCAACGAAATCTCTTCGGGTACCCAAAAGAATCCACGTGCTTCTTGTTCGTACTTGGCTAGTTTCTGATATTTAACCTCCTCAAAGCGTTGGATAGTAACAGGCCCTGCTGGGTCCAGAAACATCTTGCGGCTCAGGTAGTCTGTTTTTGTTTTTAAATTGTATTGTGCTTGGCTCATTGTATTACCAGTGTCTGATTGTGTTGGCTATGATAAAGCCACAAGTTATAATATGTATTATAACCCAAAACGTTTTGAAGAACAAGGCTATTCGGGCTTCCTGAAGTGTTAATATAGGCACGTCAGGACGGTCATGATCTGACTCGCCCATCAAGTGCCCAGTTGCCCGGGCCCAGACTTTTTCTAAGCTATTCAAAGTTTACACGCCTCGCAATCTTCTTCAAGATCAAAATCAATCTCAAGTAAGGGTGCAGATGCATCTTCTTTGACCATTTTACTACCTGCTTTGTTGATCAGGCTGTAGTAGAATGTTTTTAGTCCCCAGTGGTGTGCTTGCATCAAGTTCCGGGCAATCAGTGTGGTGGGCACCTTGCGGTCAGGAAAGTGTGCTGGGTTGTAGAATGTGTTTGTGCTAATTGACTGATCAACGTAAGCCGCCAACACAGCCGCGGTCTTTAAGTAGCCGTCACAGTCTTTCTGAGCCCACATCTGTTGATATTTATTCTTGAGTTTGTGATACTCGGGTACAACCTGTGTTAGCGAGCCGGCCTTGGATTCCTTGACTGAGATTAAACTCATGGGCATTTCAATTCCATTGGTTGAGTTGATCACAACTGAACTTGACTCCACAGGAGCAATGGCCATTGATGTTGCATTGCGAACACCATAACTGCGCATTTCAGCACGTAGACCTTCCCAGTTCAGTTCTGGCGCAAAGTCTGCAAGTTCGTTCACACCTTTGGCACGTAGTTCCCAAGGAAATACACCTTGGCCATAGCGTGTTCGGTCCGAGTCTACACAACGACCACGTTCTCGGGCCAGTTCTACTGACATTTCTGTCAAGTAGTAGGCTTGATGTTCCATCCACGTCTTGACTTCAGCCAAGGAGTCTCGTTCTCCGTAACTAAATCCACGTTTGGCGTGCCAGTAGGCAAGATTTGTGATGCCGATTCCCAGCGGTCTGATTTCGTCGTTTGATAGTTTAGACTGAATGGATAGAAAGTCTTGATAGTCAAGAATGTTATTGAGGCTACGATGCAGTATGCGACAAGCACGGCGCATGTCTTCTGGGTTACGGAACGCACCCCAATTGATTGAGCCCAGTGTGCAAAGTGCAATACGACCAGACTCGTCATCCAGACGTTTAAAGGATTTAGTAGGTAAAAGAATTTCACAGCAAAGGTTACTCTGGTAAATGGTGTGATACTCAGGATCAAACGGTCCTTGCTTCATCACGTTGTCAATGAACACTAGATAGATACGTCCGGTGTCTGTACGTTCTTTCAGTATGCCCGACTTGAATACTTCTTCTGCTGCCATAGTTTTTGTACGCAAGTCCTTACGCTTTTCGTACTTGACATACAGTTCTTCAAATAGTTCAGTGTTTGAGTAAAAAGCTTCATACAGGTCAGGCACTTCATTAGGATCAAAGAAGGTTATGTTTTCTCGATTTTTGAATCGTCTCCAGAAGAAAGCACTAAGCACAACCCCATAATCCATATGACGGACTCGGGTTTCTTCGGTTCCTTGGTTGTTCTTAAGTACAATAAGATCATCAAACTGATGATGCCAAATAGGATAAAATACAGTAGCACTTGCATTACGAATACCTCCTTGTGAACATGATCGTAAATCACCAAACCATTTCTTTAAGAATGGGATCATACCTGTGTGCATGATTTCACCACCTCGGATGGGCGAACCCAGTGGACGCAGTCTGCCAATCTCTAAACCGATGCCAGCCCGTTTGCTGGCATACTTGGCCATCATTTCTCCACTAGCAAATATACTGTCAAGATCATCGTCACTGCGGATAAGTACACAACTACTAAACTGTTTAGTAGGAGTCCCAAGCCCAGCAAGCACAGGAGTAGCAAGAGTGAACAGGCCATCACTGGCTGCGTTGTAATATTCTTTGATATAGCGCATACGGGCTGAGTTAGGTTCTTCCTTATGAAAAACTGTAGCGGCTGCCACCATGTATCTAACTTGTGGAGTTTCATATATTTCCTTTGTACTTCTATTTTTTACCAAGTACTTCTCTATCAGTTGTTCAATGGCAGCATAACTGTACTGTTCGTCTTTGGAATGATCAATAATGTCATTCATTCGATTCCAGTCATCTTCTGTGTACCACTCCAGCAGTTCTGGAGTATACAACCCTGTGGCCACATTGGTTTTTACTATTTCGTATAGATGTGGCGGAGTGTAACTTCCGTACACATCTTTACGCAACATGCTTAGTCGTTGCTTGCCGGCCACAAACTGATAGTTGGTGTGCCCCACGTCAGGATTAGATTCAACATCAATCAAATCCACTATAGCTCTAAGTGTAATACCATCAATTTCTTTGGTTGTGATGCCGTCATAAAAGTGCAGTTGAGCTTTGATCTCCACCATACTTTGACTAACATCTGCTATACCTTGACATATTTTTGCTACTTGTGATTGCCACTTCTCGATGGCAATGAGTTCACGTTGCCCACTGCGCTTTACTACTGTTATTGTTGACATCTGCTTCTCTTGTTATTTTTGTTACCGGTACTTCTCACTAACCTGTAATTGGGTTAATTTTTTTACTATTTTTGCTTCTGGATTGATATTTACGATGGATGACTTGTCCCAATTCAGTATATATTTTGATTTGTCGACCAGGACTAAATTATGACCCATTTTTGTTAAAACCAGTTCTGCTGAGTGTATATCCGCACGGTCCAACAAAGTTATAGTATACAGGATTCCGAGTCCGCGAGCAACCTCGCAGAACATGTTGTCATCCAATAATTGCCAGGGATCTGGCCAATCTGTTTGATCATCCCAGTGCAGGTGATATCCAGTCCAGGGAGATGAGAACCACCAGGTGTTGATGGCGTCTAATGCCTGATCAACAGGCAGGGCATTGGCTCGAGTGCGTAGTTGTGTCCAACTATCAAGCCGAGATTCAAATGTTACAGGCCAGACCACGTTAGGCCAAATGTGTTATACTATAAGTTAATGACGCGGCAGCGCCGGTGTTGGTACTGATGTATTTTACAAAAACCGTGCTGCCAGATTGGGTCACAGTGAGAGTGATACCGGTACTGGCATTTTCTGTGAAGTCATCTGTGTAGTTTAAACTACCACTTCCTGTGGTAGTTATATTGATAATACCAGTTCGGTACGCTGTACCTCTCACAATGGTATAGTTGATGCTGAGTGCAACAACACTGCCAAGGTTGTAGGTAATTGCATTGGTGGGAGTAATGACGTTGTTTGATAATGAAACTGTAAGTCCGGAGTCTCGAACATAGGTGCCCATGGCCAACTGTTGGCCGTTTGTAAATGCAATACTTGCTTCGCCATTTAAATCAATTCTTGGATGAACAACAGCATACGCATCTGCCCGTTCAAACATGTCACCAACACTTAGGTTGTTAGGAGACAAGAAGTCTATAATACTAGTGTAAGGTTGTGTTACACCACCAAAGTGATTGCCAACATCACCAAATGTATTTTGTGCAGTGGCGTTACGATCAGTATAAAATACAATGCCTTGATTGTACACAGTATCAAAATCACAATTGGTAATTCCAAATCCCTGTGGACTGAATTCAGCACCATCTGGATTGACTTCTAATAGGATACCTTTGAACAAGGTTGAAAAATGTGCGCCGGTGATGCCTACTCCGCGAACATGTTGATCTGTTCTAACTCCGTAGGTTGTGCCTGTGAACCCGCAGTTGTCAAATTTAATTTGATGTACATCTAACGCATCACTACTGTCAAATCTAACACAAGCAGTGTTGTCGCTGTCCACTGTGAGATCTGCTGTGGTCAATGGTCCAATGAACTGAACCTGATTAAAAATACATTCGGATGCTCGGTTAACAAAAGCAATGTCCATTGGGTCTAAGGATTGAAAACACATGTTTTCGATGGTGATACTGGTGGGCGGTTCGGCTCCATTGGTGCCAATGTTGGCACCTGTTTGTTGTAAGCTGTCGCTGGTTTGTACCACATATGTTGCTGTTGATGCCGCTGCCATCTGAATGATACTGTTCTTAGGGCCTTCACCTTGCAGTGTGGCATAAGGAGGAACATTGATTGTGCCAGTGACAAGATACACACCAGCCGGGAAGAATAAACTTCTGCGAATTGCAGGATTTACTTCACGACAATACAGTTGATAAAGTGCGCGGTTAATGGCCGCAGTGTCATCTGTGATGCCGTCACCCATTGCACCAAAGTCTTTCACAGTGGCAAACTGATCCATCCAATTCTGGAGAGATAGTTGCACTGGAGTTCCTGGTGATGGGCCAGTCTGTACTGTGTATCCAGTGGCTTCTTCGCCGCTGTAGGTATAGTCCTGTACCAGTGGAATAATTTCAGAAAATTCTGTCAGTATTTCAGTGTTGCCAATGACTGGAGCACCGTCTTCCAGTGTGCCGTTACCAATATACAGTCTGCGTTCGTCTATACTCCAACCGAATTCAGCGCCTGCCAGTTGTGGTAGATTTTCCTGTAACCCTTTACGCTGGGTAATTCGCGAAATTTGTACAATAGCCAATTTAGTTGTCCTCTGTGATTAACTATTTAGCATATAATACTGCTCTACACGTTTCCACCAAAGTCCACGATATTTTTCAAACTCGTCGCCTTCTAACACAAATTCCTGGTATTCAGGTTCAGTAAGCACGTTGCCCATGTCATCTGTGGTGGGCTTAACACACATTAAAATAACACCCTTACGAATGTTAGTTCCGTGCAGTTCATTGTGTGCTTCTGCATAGGCACAGAGTTGTAAAAAATAATCGTCAATCCATTCGCGTTTTTTAGGCTTGTTAGTTTGTTTATAGTCTAGGATAGCTTCTTCGTTTAGGTGTACACCAGCAGCATCTGTTGTGCCTGCATACACCCGGGAAAAATACAGCGGAACTTCATAGCCCCAGAACTCATTCACACGGTCGGTGATTCCCTGGTCAATTACCACTTGTGCCATGGCATGACTGGCCCAGCCAAATGGATTAGTGCCACGATCTTTCAGCTCACCATTTTTTACATAGTGTTCTAAATAAGTGTGCATACGTGTGCCACGGTTGGCAGCCTCAGTGGTGATCTGCTGTGCCTTTTCGTGGCCAACACGTCGTCGCCATTGTTCAAGAATTAACTTCTTTTCTTCTGGCTTGGTTTTGTCAAGGATGGTTGTTACACTGGGTAACTTGTTGCCGTCGGGTGTGGCATAGAAACGTTTGCCGTTTACTTCTACACGCGGCACTGGTGTGTAATTAAATTTTGGATTGTACATGTTGCAAATGAGAGTTATATATGTTTATAGGCGTCTGACAGTAGATCAAACAGTTTAGAATTTTAATTTTGATTAATTTTAAATTTAACAAATTGATTATAAGCATCTAACACTTGAGTAAATTTAGTTTCTCGCCACTTGAAAAATACTGCCAAGCGGGGATTCTCATCAGTGGGTGCGTCAGGACAGTAAACACTGTGGCATTTATCAACATTGAGTATATAAGGAAATTTATCAATTTCAACTTTGCAAACTTCAGTTACCTTGTCTGGATTGACTACTGTTGAGTTAGACTGACGAGTTCTGTCAGTTAACAGTGTATGAGTGTATGCGTTTTCGAGCAATTCTTGTTTTATGAACTCAGGAAGAAAATTAAAATCCCAGAGTGTTTTGCATTCAGGCCAAGACTGATCCTTGATGTCTGAATAGTGTTTGTTCCATTGGAGAATATCAATGTTGTGATCATAAAATTTTGTCCATGTATTCGAATGATTCTTCAATGGAAGTATGATACTTACAGTTCTATGACGATCAATATGCACAGGCAATTGAACACCAGTCATTGCTTGTAACCGTATTTCAGGAGCTTCGTTGATTAAATTAAAAAAATACTCATACTCATTGAGTAACAATTTTTCCAATTTCTCTGTTAGATACCAGGTGGTGCATGATGCCATATTAGTAAAGTTATCACCGTAGAAATCAAAAAAACATTGTTTTTCATCAGAATAATGTTTTCCTACTATGTTATTTAATCTCACAGGATCCATGTCATAAAATGCTGCATCTGCAATTGTTAACTTGCTTCTATCTAAATTAGACAATTCTGTTTTTAGATTTAAATTTAACGAAAGATAAGGAGCAGGTTCAAAATAATAATTCATAACTATTAGTCTAGAGGCTTTTAAATACGGAAACTTTCGCCACATCCACATCTATCACGTTCATTTGGATTGCGAAATTCAAAACCTTCATTGAGCCCTTGGCGAACATAGTCAACTGTTACACCTTGTAAGTAAGCACCAGACTTGGGATCAACAAACACTCGGCAGCCAGTACAGTCAAAACATTGATCTGTTGTTTGCGGCGTATCCACATATTCTAACACATAAGCAAGTCCAGAACATCCAGTGGTTCTAACGCCTAATCTTATTCCTTCACCGTGCCCACGCCGAGTTATTGTTTGTTGTATTTTTCGAGCGGCAGCATCAGTTAACGAGATCATGCTTCTTACGATAGTCGTCCACAGCCGCTTTGATTGCGTCTTCGGCTAGAATGCTACAATGTATCTTCACGGGGGGTAAGGCCAATTCTTCAGCGATGTCGGAGTTTTTGATTGCTCCTGCTTGGTCGATGTGCATGCCTTTGACCCACTCTGTAATAAGGCTCGAGCTCGCAATAGCCGATCCGCAGCCATACGTTTTAAATTTTGCATCTGTAATAATACCTGTATCATTATCGACCTTTATTTGTAATTTCATGACATCCCCGCAAGCAGGTGCGCCAACCATACCAGTACCAATATCAGTATCAGTCTTGTCAAAAGATCCGACATTCCGGGGATTTTCATAGTGATCAACTACCTTGCTGGAGTATGCCATGTGTGTTTACTCTGGTTTAATGTTAGATGCCTGCAGGCCTTTTTGTCCTTGAACCACATCGTATGTCACACGTTGATTTTCTTTGAGGACTTTGAAGCCTTGCGTCTGAATTGCTGAATAGTGTGCAAACAATTCTTCGCCACCTTCGTCTGGAGTAATAAACCCAAAACCTTTGGTTTCATTAAACCACTTTACTTTACCTAATGCCATTTTACTACTTTCTAATATGTTAATTTACAATTGCTCTGCTTGAGTTCTTGTTGTTGCTTACCTCAAATGTATTATACTACACTCTGCATGTATTTACTATCATTTTGGTTCTTTTATCCAGGGTTTTTTACGATCACTGAATGTAATTGGTTTGTATTCGTATGATTCTGGGCAAAACTTGCATTGATCAATTTGGTTGTCAATATTATCAATAAACTCTTTGCCACGTGCATCAAACTCATCCACAGTCAATGGTCGATAACTGTGTAGCACAGCACGGTCTTCATCACTTATTTCAAAATGGTATTGATCATCAAATTCGGGCATGAGAGCGGCAGGGCCGCACTTGTAGATTTTACCATTGATCATGTGGTAATTTTTAAATCTACGGAAGGTGCAGTTTTCGTGTGCCCGTGCAGGATCACTTTGGTACAGTGTGTACTTGCCGTCTGGGCGTTCAATGATATTACTCTGCACAAACTTGTTGCTCATCCAAGCGTGAATTTTTAATTTCTTGTCATTGATGAATTGATAGTCACTGCCAATTGGATCATCTTTGCGTTGAGTTTCGACCACTGTTGGACCTAAAAAATTTCGCACACGAGTAAATATTTCTTCTCGATCATCGGAATTGTGTATGCTGATTCCCAACCAATTTCCCACTGCTGGATTCAGTGCTTCGTCAAGTCCTTTGACACAGTCAATTCTGGTGCCGTTGCTCTGTACCTGTGTGCCCGAATGGTCAGGCCATAATTTATTAATACCAGTAATCCACTTAACAATGTCAGGGTTGAGTAAAGGCTCGCCGCCAAGGATCACAGGATGTCGTATGTCTATTTTTTTGGCCCATTCTGTTAGAATAGGTTCTGCTTCTGCCCAACTTTGCCAGCCGCTGAATTTATAATTGTTGTATCGGTTACAGCCGTTGCAGGTTAGGTTACACACGTTGGTGATGTAGAATTCTAACTTGTCGATCAAGATTCGGTTTGTCATGTAGCAATATTTAATGCCAGTGCCTGGCGAGAGTGTTTTATTGGCGGCGCTTCAAGGCTGCTTTGGCATTGCTGTCAACCACTTCACGTGCTTGGTCAACACTCATGCCTGTAGTGGCTTCTGTGTTGCCTTTGAATCTCACCACGCCCGAATTTGGCTCAAGTGGTTCGAGCAAGTTGCTCAATGGTTCACGGCTGATCATGTCACCAAGATTTTGTTCAGTTACGTTAACGCCCATTGACTGTGCCAAGTCAACGAAGGCTGCTTGGCTAATTTGTTTTGAGGCTGCTTCGTCCTCGGCTCTGTCGCTGAGAAACTGAGTCAGCGCCGCTAGTTTAAGGGCGCTGTTGGCAGTTTCATTAAACTCACGTAGACGCATTATCTGCGCTCGCGACCTAGTCCAGTTTTAACAGGCTCTTCAAGGTCTGCTTCTGCGTCGGCAGCAAGTGCATCTAGTTCTGCACCAGGTTCAGCAGGCATTTCTGCACCAGCGTCCATTGGGGGCATTTCTGCGCCAACGTCCGGAGCCGGTTGGCCTGGAACTACAGGTGCTTGACCTGTCACTGTGCCCATGGCAGTTTCTAATTGAATCTTGGATTGCTGTAGGTTCTGTACCATTCCGCCCAGTGCGGCTGTGGCATCTGCATTGAATTTTGTAGCTTGGTCATAGCCGATTTCGTTACGGATCTGGTCAACCAATGCTGGCAAATCTTTGAACTGTATAGAAGTAACCTGTTCAATCATGCGCTGAACTTGATCAACCATGTCTTGACTGGCCAAAATAACCTGTGCTTGTTGTACTTCGCTTTCGGCTAATCGACGTCCTGTTTTACGACGACTTTCAGCGGCCATTGCGGCAGACAAGGCAGCGCCTTGTACCATCTTTTGTTCGTCTGGTGACAGTGTCTGGCCGGCAGCACTCTTGGTCATTGCGGCTTTGAGCTTGGGATCCGAAATCTTACTGAGAGCCTGTTTTGTTTTGTTAGGATCTGGCATGCCCATTGTGGTGTCTGCCGGAATTTCTTCTTTGATTTTTTTAGCCAACACCTGCTCTAGCATTACTAGTTTTAAGTATGCTGAATCTTGTTCACTTTTATGGAATGCAGGTGTGCGGCGATGCTCACCCAGTAAGCCACGCACTCGACCCAACATGGCATGTGCTTGACGCTTTGAAATTGATTCAAAGGTAATGCTTTTACCAAAGTAACTTTCGAATACTTTAGCGACTTGTTTTGTTTGCGGCAGCACGGCCAATTCTTGCAGTTTCATTATCGAATCCTCGTTGTTGATAATATTTAGCCCAATTCACACATTTGGCTAATCTATTTTCTATTTCTTTTTTCTTTAAAATCTTGTTTTCTAACTTGGTCAGAATGATTTCACGTTGATCGGCATTTTTGGTGCGATCACCTATGGCGGCTCTGGTGCCGATATCCACAGTTAAATGGTATAAATTGTTGTCTAATTGTATTAAATCGCGGGCTACATTGTACTGCTTAAACTTATCAGCAATGCACCAACTCAATGCTGATTTAGTAGTGTGAAAAACGCCAACATCAGTTAAGGCACAGTGTACTCTGTAGCCCTGACTTTCTTTAACAATACTGTATTTTCCAAATACTGTGTAATCGCCGTCGGCATTCTTCCAGATGCTGTTGTGTTCTAGAGTAGGGAATTCTTTAAGTATTTCTCGGGAAATTTCTTTATCTATTTTCATTTAAAAACATAAGTTACAAGCAGCCAGCCAATGACCGCGGCCATAGAGCCCATTGCGCCCAGACCCCATGAAATCAGTTGGTCGTTACGTTTGGCGGCCATGTCTCTGACCATATCACGTATCTGTGCAACCATCTGCTCCAGACTGGCAATTTTAGAGTCTACGTTATCTAAACGCAGTTCTAATTGACTATAACGTTCTGCACACAGTTCTACGTGTGCTTCTAGACTTTTTTTCTCAATAGCAGTGGTATCAACCATGTTGGGTCTCCAATGCATTATTTATGGCTATTGGAGCGAACCATATGTTCTGTTGGCGGCCATGGGTGATCAAAACAGTGGACATTTCTGGTCTATTGTCTAGTCCAAGCAACATGGGAACACCTTCTGCATCTGCACGTAGCACAGCAGTTAAATCATCATCAGTTCCGTAAATGTTATCAGTTTCTGTTTCAAATTCAAACATCCATGCACGGTTTAATCGGTCCACAGTGGGTTCTTGTATGCGGAACAACTGTGTGCGGAGTCCCAGTATTTGTGTAAGTGTTTCCCAGTTGCGCTGTTGATTTCTAGCACGACCCCAGTCTGACTCGTCGGTTATGACATTGCCTGCGTGATCACGGAACGGCACACGGGCTGGTTTGTAGTGCCCAGTGACTCCGGTGGCAGTGATGTCAAAGAAAGTTTGTACTACAAATCTCATGAGGTCTTTTTGCTTAGTTCGTACAAGACTTCAACCTTGTTGCACAATTCATCCAGTGCTACATTGTTGTGGCGTGATTCAAATATTTCTGCCCAGCGACGTTTGTTTTCAAGTTCTTCAAGTTCTTGTTTTAATTT